CCTCGAGCGATTTTCCTTGTTAGGAACTTTTGTGCAGATTTCCTTGGTATAAAGGGCCAAGGCTACTCCCCGCGCAAGTGACGCAAATCACTATCCAGCTATTACTACACGTAGGCTGGGGGTAACGGTTCTGGTTATGATAGGGAAGTCGCGTCCATCACACCAAGGGTGTCTCGGGTAACCAGTCCGATCCAATCGTCTCCCCCGAGGGTGGATCCAATTGTTATTTGGGCAGCTTGCTCCTCCATAGCCAGCACGTCCGACTCACTCAGTCCGTACCGGTCTTGCATGAATGCCCAGGTTTCCTCTACTACGCTGTGTTGGTTCGCAGCTAGCGATTTGTAGAGGTACTTTTCTCCTCGCCAGACCTTGCCCACTCCACAAAGGAACAGGAGTCGTGGTACGATTACTCGGAGAATTGGTACGAAGCTGCATGTGTTCTCGAGCGACAGGCACACACCTCGTAACCAAGGCATGTACCCACCGTCGAATTTATGCACGCAGTAGAACGTTTTTGCTAGGAAACGTCCTATCTTCGGCCCAAGTACTGTCCCATCGTTAGTGGGCCAGAAAAGACTGCTGCAGAAGTCGACATCCGGTGCAAGCACTGGATCCATACCCCCCGCGCGATACTGGGTAAGCACAGCGTCAACATCCGTCGTGAAAATGATAGCATCATCGCCACTCACTGCTGCAGCTTTGACCGCGCTGCAGTTTGAAAGTAGCATGAGATGAAGCCAGCCATTGCCACTGGATGTGTCACCGTCCCCAGAGGACACTTGACCCGCTCGTGAATACTTCCATCCGTGTGAAGTTTTCCCGTGCCTGATCTTGCCCCTATCTCGGAAGGCGTCGAGTAGACATCTTGGAGCACCCGCTGCTTTGTACGCCTGGTTGAGCGTATGCAAAGCGGCAGGTCCAACAGACCTATCCCATCGACTGCAGTCAATAGCAACCCATTTCCCCTCCTCTTGCTCGCATGCGTGCCTGTCGTAGAAATTGCCTATTTCTTCGGCAGACCTGCTACTAGCATACATGAAGTTACCACCGGGGTGATAAACCACAGCAAGTCGTTTGCCCAAAGCCCAAGTCCAGTCGCCTGTATTGATCTTCGTCGCAACGTCTCGCCCCTGTATGATTCGTGGAGCTGGATTGTTTTTAATGGAACGCCCACCAACCGACGTGATAGCCTTTTCACGCTTAACGAAAGATCTCATGACGGATGAGTTTCCGGATAGAACACCTGTCGTTGGATCCCTTGTGATGAGACCCTTTGACATAGATGATTGGTTGGATAGCCATTTATCATAATCTGGTTGCAGCACCAACCCGATGTTTAATGACCTGAGATACCATTGTTCCCAGATTTCCAAGTATTCGTTGTGAACTGACGTGACCCTGGACATCACAGCAGCCCGCTCATTGCATGCGCAAGAACGGAAAACGTCTATTACCACCGTTTCAATTGACAACGCTCGAAAGTGTGTCGCTATCTTCGGTTCGCTGCAGGCTAACGGGCCTACGACGGGTAATCCGAGCGGGTGTGAGAAAGTGCTTGGCGCCTGCACTGCCTCATTATCCCTCAAAACGCTGCCCTCCTGGTCCACACACACATCATAATGCGCTGGAGGACCGGTCTCACGCGAACGCGAGCCCCAAGCCTCACCAGCAACAAAACTGTTGTATGTGTAGTGTAGCAACACACCTATAGGCAAAGGCACAGCAACAGAAACCAAGTGCATAGTGGCTGTAGGCAAATACCTCCAGCCATGGATGCTAGCTTCAGTTGCTATGACCATCGGTGTGGCCAGTAGATGAGATCTTTTGAGAAGCTCTTCCCCTACCACAGAGAGAAGCATCCCGACCTCACCACCGACCTCGACGGTCCCAGGTGGTCCGCTCCTACCGAATAAACGGCGGAAGCCTACCAGTAGACTCGACATAACATCCCCTTTAGGAGGTGGGAACGCTGCAATATTCAGAATTGCCCAGCGTAACTTGCCAACTACCAGACCAAACCAGAGGTGAACGAAAGCCACAAAAGCCTCGTTTTGCCTCCGAATGGCATGGCCTGTCGAGTTGACAATGTTAGATGGTGTAAAAGTCGCCGTGCCCGCAGGCGCGATTTTAGCCATCTTCCTCATCACAAACAGTGCTTCAGCCAGTGCCATGAATTCACGTAATAGCACTAGCTGACAGCTCCTTTTGCCCATGTCCCACCAACTCCACCTGACGGTGGGTGGCAACCAGGCTTTGGATGCTGCTGCATTTAGTTTGAGACAACCAGGGATGTAGTCTCGGTACATCATAGCCTCAGCGTCGCTGTTGTAAACCAGTGCCAAGAAGGCCAGTTTTGCAGCTACGCGGCCCTTGCTTTCAGGGCTTATTAGGCTACTCGAACCGACGATTGCATTTGCCGCACGTGTGAGATCCCTCAACAGGGCATCATCACGCTTGCGTCCCGCCGCTCTTGGGTACAGTTCCTCCAACATGATCCGTGGCACAGCGATGACTGCCACGGTCGCCTTGACCACAACTGGCCAAGGCATCATACACATGTCCCAGAGCGGACGTGGCTGCAGCTCTGGTGGTGCTGCCACTGTGTAGTAGGAGTTACCGCACATGTAGTAGCGGAGAGATTGACCCAGAGTTCTCAGGGCCTGTGATCCCATAACAGGAACCACTGCAAATGCACCGTCGTTTCGAACGCAGTACGAGAGTTTGCCGAACACAGCGGTTACACTGCTTGAAACGATGCGTTCAAGCGAGACTTTGGAGTCTGCTTCAGTTGCTGGGAAACGAATCTCAACAACAGCATCGCGCAAGTCAGTCTCGGTCCAAACGTTGTCAGTGGTAATGAGAGTAGTGGTCCAGTGAACCCCTGCTTCATTGCCGTGCAACAAGTTTGGTGACGGTAACCACCTGCCCCCCCCTAACATTCTGTCACCATAGGCGACAAGAATGCTCCAAGTGGCATCAGCTGTGAGGGGTCCCGACGTAGGGTTGGTGTGTGGCCCAAATAAGGCACAAAGCCTCTTATGGTCCTTCTCATCAACCCTAACAGGCCAAGAAGTATCTTGACCATCAGGAACTTGGATGTCTGCTTGACCGCCGTCAGCAGAATCAGGAGCACCGCTGCCCCCCCCACCTTCCGATGAGGTTACAGTTCCAGCTAGGACGGCAGATTTAGTTTCAGCAATGACACCCTTACCTTTTCCTCCCTTACCAGGGGAGATAAAAATCTTGGTTTGCTTCACCTTCTTCCGCCGCCCTTCAGCTGACTGCTTGGATGCACCAATTCCCTCAGTGGTGCTGGGTTTTCCCGGGGTTTTAGTAGCCGTGTCGGTAGTAGATTGCCCTCTACCACCACCGGCATTGGTAGATTGCCCTCTACCCCTGCCTAAGCCACCTCTGCCTGGTGTCCGCCCTCCTCGCCGTCCAGTTACACCTCTACCCGACCCCAGTTCTGGAGCAGGGTTTGGTGCGGCTGTTTTAGCTGCTAGTAGCAATTGCTTGCTACCCCTCGCTGGAGGTTTAGTCGATGCCAAAGTGTCGTCGACAGCTGCCAACCGCATCCTTGGGAATGCGCTTGCTTCGCTGCCGGCAACACTTAAAGCGTCGTCCTGAAGAGGTCGTTGTATAACCCCTTTGGGTACAGCCCTAACCGCTGCACCCTTGCTGTTGATGGTCCGAAGACGCACCTCAGCTTCACCCACCTCCTTGGTGGGCAGACTTTTGTTACCTGCCAGTGTCATACTGCCCAACTCTTTAAGTGAGTCACTCTTTTGTGTTTGATTAGCAATTGAAAGTATTTCAACACTCCCTACAATCATAAGGAACCCTTTTCAGGGTGGGACTTTACTCCCGTGTCTACACAACCATCCGTTCATCCTTTGGTTATAGTGGCGAAAGAGGCCGGACAATAGGGCTGAATAACCCTCCACTTCACATGCAATAGGCAGCAGCCACGAGTCTTAAGGTTGTATTAGTCTCGTGGTGCCTTTTAATCCACAGCGCACGGCTGATTAGCGTGGTCGAAACCATCCATCACAGCTTAGGATCCTGCCTGACGTGTGACCGCCAGGATTGGACGCAAAGACCACACACATACCACTCGAAAATGAAACTTGCTTCGCTGACATTCAAACCATCTGTCAACACCCTAGAGGGTGGAGAATAATGATCCTACTGTTGACCACCTGTAAGCACCCACCCTAGAGGGTGGGGTCAGACAATCAAGCCAGCTAGGCAAGCTGTGTGTGCCCTAATGGGCTAGGCGTCAATGACTCGAAAGCCTTCGTCGCGTCACCCTGCTAAATCCTCTACTCCATTGACAACTTGCGTTGTCACCCACCGATAAGTCATTATGTAGAAAGTTTACTGCGTCATGCCCAAGCAATCAGCAACCGGTTCCAAAACAACCCCAGG